AATACTAATATTATTTCTGAAGAATCAGAAAGAATACTTAAAGCTTCTGAATGTCCTTATCTTGAAGACTTATTAACATGCGTCCATATTACGCAATTAAAAGTTTTAACTAGTATTCGCGTAAGTCAAAAACAAAAAAAAATCGATATTGATATTCCAAAATTAAAGGATTTTATTCACAGGGTATATATTTGTTTTGCTAGAAAATTATATGGTAATGTTTATTTATTTGAGAAAGATATTTTACCTTTACAATATCAAAAAAATATGAGAGAATGTGAAGTTTTATGTAGAGAAAGTATTTTAATTGTTATTCGCGATAGTATACCAGTTGAAAAAATATTGCGTTCTTATATCGATGAAACCGTAGATGAAGAAATTATTGAAGAAATTATTGAGAAAAATATGACAGAAAAAGAAGGTGAAAAATTAAAAGAAGAATTAGAAGAAAAGGCAAGAGAAAAAGAAGAAGAAGAAGACGAACCAAAAATAAAAAAATTAAATGAACCTGCTAGTTTGGGAGAGAAAAACGATGATAAAAAAGATGAGGATACTAATGATTTTACAGATTCTTTCAAAGTATTAACTGAAAAACTAGAAGAAACTAATAAAAATGGTCCAGTTTCTTTGAAAATGAATGTTGAACCTTTTTCAAGTAAAAAACCAGAAACTAAACCTAAAAACGACAACCCTGAACCTATAAAAATGAAAATTGAAGATAAACCAAGTGTTGGACCTCCTAGACTATCATTTAATGATAACGATGCTGTTTTGGATATGGGAACTAATAAAGAATCTACTGTTTCCGCTCCAAAAACCATTGAAAGACTTGAAAAAATATCTGTCGAAAATGATGCAAAAAGAAAAGCAGAAGAAGCCGAATATGATGACGACGATGATTATAATGAAGAACCTTTAAAAATTCATTCAGGTGAATCCATTGATTTAAAATTAGATAGTCTAGATAGTTTAGATAAAAAAGACAGTGCTCCAAAATTAGATTTTGAAGTATTGATTTAATTGCGTTAAATTATTTTATTTTTCTTAACAAAATAATTTAAATGACTGAATCTATATTTGTTGCTGGTGTAGCTATAGCAATAGTTTATCTATTATTCCGTTTTATTGAAATGAGATTTGTATTAAAAGAAAAAAAACCTATAAAAGTTTTAATTAGAGATACTTTAATGGTATATTTAAGTGTTGTTATAGGTAATTTTATTCTAAGTCAATTTTCTAGTAGTATTGTTGTTCCAAAAGCACCTGAAGTTTTTACCGGTGCTCCAGGATTTTAATATCATTGTGGATTCGCCTTTTTTAGAACCCACTGCCATTCTCCATCTATTTTTTTATAACTACCTGAACCTTCAATGAAATCCCAACTTCCACCACAACCATTATCGCCAACTTTCACATACCCGCCTACTTTTGGCAATTTAAATCCATCGCGTTCAGCAATTTTAGCACAACATTCATTTATATCAGATAAAAGTTTATCTACATCGTTTGAAAACTTATTTATTCTTTCTTCGCTCATTCTTTATTGATTTAAAAAAGTTATATTTAAATCAATTTATCGTTTTTTCTTTTTTTTGAACTTACTATTATTAAACTTAGTTTCAAATTTCTTAGCAAACAGTTCCCTGCGTTTATTTATGTCAGTTGGTCGCATTTTTTCTTTTTCTAGTCTCTTTTTTTCTAGTTCCAATCTCTTTTTTTCTTTTTCTTCTTCTTTTTTTTGTGAATTAAATTCATCCTTTATACAAGTATAACAATATAACCAAGGATGGTATTGTTCTATCCATTCTTTCATCTTTAATTCCATATAGTAATTTAAAAATTCATCATTAATTTTTAAGTTGTCTTCCCATAATTTGGTTAAACACCAAACTAAAAATTCATCTTTATTTTTTTCACTTAAAAGAACAAATTGAGGATCTTCATTTTCATTATTAAGTATATTCATTATATTAATTAAAACTAATATATTTTAATTAATTAATTCAATTAATAATATCTTGGCAATTCATCCACATTCAATATCTTATCTTTTTTAACTTTCTTTAATTTTTTACTTGTAGTTATATACTTTTCAAATAAAGAATGCTTTATTACATCTTCAGGATTGTGGTTATGAACTGAACGAGCAATCATTTTGTATAATTTAAAATCTGGATATCTTTCTTCACCATTATTTTTATATAACATATTCCTTCCTTTATCATCTCTACACCATTCTGCTATTAACAAAGCAATAAAGTCTTTTTCATGCTTAACTTCTTCAATATCATCAAAGAAATAATCAAATAAAGAACAAGCTAATCTACATAAATCAAAACTTTTATTAGGTTCTAATCTTGGTTTATTTGGATTAAAATAAGGTTCACAATTATATTGAGAAGAAGCATCTCCTTTTGGTGAAAAACTATCACAACAAAATGTTTTATTTGAATGCTTATAAATAGCTCTACCAAAATCTATTATCTTAAATATTTTTCCAAATGTAGGTACTTTATAATGTAATCCATTTAATTTATAATACAAATATTGTCTATCAGTTTCAACATACATAATATTGTTTGTATGTAAATCATTATGTGTGAAATTAAATGTTTTTTGATAAACTATCAAACTAATAATTATTTGAAATAAACAAGAATTCCACTCTAATGAGTCCATTTCATCATCTTCATCTTCTACTTCTAATAATGAATCTAATGTATTTGTTAATCCTTCCAAGCAAATGATTTGAACTGGAAAATCAAAAACTTCTGCTTTAATATATTCTGAACCAGAACTTGAATAACCGGACATATCAGAATTACTGCAACTTTCTAATTCTGAGCCGCTATATTCATCTTCGCTCCCTTCACTTCCACTATTTTTTGATGTATTTGAACTTCTTGAAGAACAAGTTGAATTTGTTTTTTTACTATCACTACTTTCATTACTGCTTTTAACTTTTACATTGTGTTCGCATAATTTCAAACCTTTGTCATTTATTACTTCGCTATTATGTTTTTCTAAATTTTCCACTGTTAATGTTTCAACCTTTATACCCAAATCTTCTATTTTTTCTGTTTTAATAACAATTTTTTCTGATTTTACTTTTATTTTTTTCCTATGCGATCTTGTATCATCTTCAAGTAAATCTTCATCTATATCTTCTGTTTTAAATAATTCATCTTTATTTTCATGAAAATAATCAGATGTATATAAATATTCTAAATCATCAAATATATTTAAAAAGTGTTTATCTTGAATTGCTAAAAAAGAACCATAAAAATCTATTCCATGAAGAAAGCCATGATCATGTAATAATCTACTTGACAAATATGAAAAAAAACTATCAACATATGATGTATTGTTTACATCTAAAACTTTTTTTGTATATCCATCCTTCTCTTTATATTTAGGAAGCTTTTTCATTTTTTCTTTATCTATATGTGAATATTTACCTACCATGTATTTTACTGGATCAAATAATGGACTAAATTTAAAAAAAGATTTTCTTAAATGTTCTTCTTTTTCATTTTTTACTTTTACATTAAATAAATTATCTGTTATTTTTGATTCAAGTGATGTTATTGTATTTTTTTGATTTAAGTTAATACCATCTTTATTTGTATCGTTTAACTCAAAGTACCTATCATAAATAGGTATATAATTTTGAGTATTATATACATTTAATGTATCGTCCATTTGCTTAAATAGTTCTGCATTATCATTTTTTTGATAAGACACGGTAAATAATGGATTTGTTAATGAGGCCATTTACGTTCTATGAATAATATAAAATGTTATATTAAACTTATTTTAAGTTTATATCTATATTTTTAAATCTTGATTTCTTATATCAAATGAATTTAGAATTGAAAAAATTTGACATGAAAAAAATTAGGTTTGATCCTAATGAGAATTCAGGTCCCGTTATTGTTTTAATTGGAAGACGTGATACTGGTAAAAGTTTTTTAGTTAGAGATATGCTTTATTATCACCAAGACATTCCTATAGGAACTGTTATTTCTGGAACAGAAAGTGGCAATGGATTTTATGGTAAAATTGTTCCAAAATTATTTATTCACGATGAATATAATACTGCTATTATTGAAAATATTTTAAAAAGACAAAAAATCGTTTTAAAACAAGTAAAAAAAGAAAAAGAAGCATATGGTAGAACTAATATAGATGGGCGTGCTTTTGTAATTCTTGATGATTGTTTATATGATAATGGTTGGGCAAGAGAAAAAATGATGCGTTTATTATTTATGAATGGAAGACACTGGAAAATCATGCTTGTTATTACTATGCAATATCCTCTTGGTGTTCCTCCTAATTTAAGAACTAATATTGACTATACATTTATTCTTAGAGAACCATACATCAATAATAGAAAAAGAATTTATGAAAATTATGCCGGTATGTTTTCAACATTTGAAAGTTTCTGTCAAGTTATGGATCAATGTACTGAAAATTATGAATGTTTAGTGGTATGTAATAACGCAAAATCCAATAAACTAGAAGATCAGATTTTTTGGTATAAAGCATCCGCCCACGGACAATTTAGATTGGGTTCAAGAGAATTTTGGGAAATGTCTAAAAATTTGGCTTCAGATGATGAAGAAGATGATTATGATCCCAATATGGGACTTAAAGGACCAAGAATTAGTGTGAAAAAAAATAAATGGTAATCATTATAAAATATATACAATTTATATATTTTATGAAACTCTCAACAACAGATTACAAAAAAATATTAAAGTTCTACAAGTTATCTATTCCGAAAAAAACTGAAAATATAAAGAAAAAAGCAGATAAAATTATAGCTAAAAAATTCTGTAGTTGTATTAAGAAAGTTCAACAAAAATTTAGAGAAGAAGGAATCGCTATTGGAATTTGTACTAATTCAGTTATAACAAGGAAGGGTTATAAAAGAGGCAAGTTTAAATGTAAAAAACGAAGAACTATCAAATTACAAAAAGGTGGAAAACGCCGGAAGAAAAAGACGCGTAGAAAAAGAGGTGGGAAACCTCCTACAATAAAAGATATAAAATACGATTCGGCTTGGCTTACAAAAGAAGAGTTCGAAAGGTTCAAAATAATAACACCTAGTTCTGGAACTTACGTTGATGGAAAGCCTATTGTATTAGTCAGAGATCCAAATTATGGACCATATGAAATGAAAAAATATGAGAATATGGCTGATTTCTTTCATGATTTTGCGCGGGCAGGAAATTGGGAAGGTGGCCGTAAGAAAAAGACGCGAAAAAAACGCGGCAAAGGTGGGAAATTCAGTAAACCCAAAGAAGATACAACAGCAATAGAAGATACAACAGTAATAGAAGGAAGAAACGCATGGACTGAAGACGATTTAGAAGTGTGGATTGGGGATACACTTGACGCAATGGCCCAAAAACCACATGCCGAAGGTTTTAGAGATGTAATAAATACGCCATTTATTAGACAGTATATTGTTTCTTTTTTGTTAGACCACACGAGAGGGATGGATTTTAATAAAGCATTTTTCTCCAGAGATGATAAATTAAAACACAAGGAATTAATGAATTATCGTCTAGTAAAGGTATTAAATGAAATTCCACTTCAAGGTCATCCAACTTATAAATTATTTAAAACTTATTTAGAGGAGAAGAAAAAAAATATGTTTTTAAATTTATTTAACGAATGGACTGTTCTTGGGCCATCATCAATGTATCATAACCCGAGAGGTTCTATGCACAAAGGTGCAGGATTAGAAAAATCTAGATATTTAAGAATGCTTTTCAATATAATGTATGAAGTTGTCAAGCAAGCACATACACAAAAGCATAGACAAGATTATAATCATTCGATTAATGTTAAAAGATGGTATTATAGAGAACAGGACCCCGATACATATGATAGAATTTTAGACGCTATTAAATTAGTCACAGTAAAACCACCAAACATGAGGGAAGATCAATGGAATGAAATATGGCGACGAAACGGTTTAAACGAGTACTACGCCCAAATGCCATATTTAAATCTTATTAACAATTTTAGATGGTTAATACAGCCTGGTTTTTTAAAATATTGGAAATGGTATGGAAAATTTAAACAAAAATTTGAGGCACAAAAAGGTTCTATTCCACTACGTGGAAAATATAAAGAAGAATCAATGAATGAAGGTGAAATATTATCTAAAATATTGATTATGACTCTATTTCAGTATTTACATCATTATAAAGAACTTTTTATCTACGATAGGATGATTGACGAACCCTCTCCAGCGACAAAATTTCCTACTTTTGATAGGGAAAGAGAAGTGGATAGAAGAAGTTTAGATCGTTTTACAGAACTAATACTACTTTTAATCAATTCACCCCAAATAAATTGGAATAAATCCTTTAATACTAATGGTAAACATAAAAGGACTGGAAAACTGACGGAGTATACATATAAGGATATATATACCTTTTGGCTGGATTTCGTGGAAAAATTTAAAGAAGTAAAAGCAAAGGAAATGAAACTACATAATGAAGCTGCGAGGAAAAGGTTTCTGAAAGGGATAAATCCTATAACCAATTTTAGAAGGAACTATTTTCGTGTCACTGTGGTATTAATGGAAGAAAAAGATCTCGAACCTATAGTTATGATTACGAAATTAATACATGAAAAAACATATCCTCAAGAAAAAACAGACCGTGAATTAGATATAGAGGAAGGAACATATGAAGGCGACGATGAACAAAAGGTAGGTGGTGGAAAAACTCCCCCAACAGGTGAAATGAATCCAAAAAATTCCCCTCAACATATACCTCCTCTTGTTTTACCACCTAGTATAACTGTTGATAGTGCTGAAGTAGAAAATAATTCAATGGAACAAATATTTCTACATAATTTATCAGTATCCATAATAGGATTACAAAATCCCAATACTATATTAGAAATATTACAACTTTATCAAAATGATTATAATGGACGAATAGAAGCCGGAATTCAACCAAGTGGAAATTTTGGAGAATTATTAAATAATGACATCCAAGCACTTCAAAATTATATCAATTATCTTCAAAGCCAACAATCAGGTGGTTGTTTTCCTAACTGTAAAGAAATAAAGAAAAAATGTGTTGGTTGTTTAAAACCGGCTAGAGTTGAACCCACACCACTTGGTGTTGTTATGGATAATGAAGGAAACATTATACAACATGGTAGAGCAACAGACGGTCGTGTAGTAAGTGAGGAAGATGGGCCATATAAAATTTGGATATTAAATAGAAGAATAGCACGACTAAATCGCGAAGGGAGACAACTAGAAAAACAAATAAAAGAAGCCGAATCTCCATTTCAAGAAAGTGGCTTACAAAAAATATTTGATAAGAAAAAAAAAGAATGGTTAGAAGCAAAAAGACAATTATTGGTAGAAGAAAATAAAATTGCTGCTACACCTGTTGCATATCCAAGTACGCCGGTTGCTATGAGACGATAAAGTTAAATAATTTGTAATATATATTACTAATTATTTTCTAAGATTTTGCACTATAAAATATAATATTCCCATCATCAAAGAAAACGCGAAAAATTTTAGTAGACACTGTGTTACATCATCGCGCATCGAATCATTACATTGTTCACAATTTTTCTTTGATATTTCTTCTAATTTTTTCTCAACTTCTTTATCAATTTCATCCATTTGAATTTCAAAACTTTCTGTTATTCTACCTTCTTTTATAATAGGATCCTTTTTTTCAGTTTCTTGTTCTTCGATATCCAAGACAACAGAACCTTCCATTATTATTATATTAGATTATTATGTTATAACACAACCAGGACCATTATAGTTATCATACCAACATTTTATACAATGAGGAATGGTTGGATTTGGATGAACCCAAGTCATCATAATATAATCATTAACTTTTTTATCCCATATTAAAACTTTTTTACAATGTGTGCATTCTAATATTGGTGTTTTTCTTAAATAAGAAAATATTTCTTTTCTTAAATCATCACATTCCCATACTTCCGTCTCAGCCATATATTATAAATCCATATTAAATAATCCAGTTGCAGCGCTTTTTACGGAAGTTATCATCGATTTTGATTGATTAGCTATTTTATGTGTATATTCTGATATTTGATTTATCCAGCTTTCGGATGATTTGTCTAATATTTTCATTATTTGTATTCTACCTTCTTCATCTAATTCACCTGGAATAAGTCGTTCAATTGTATGTATTTTAACTAATTCAATATTTTTATAGTATCTTGGAATAGGTGGCTCACTAAAAACTAAGTAAGTTAATAGTATATACCATAAGTTAGAACGTCTTCGTATTTTTTTATAAGCTTCAGAACATATATTTTTAAATTTTATGAAAGTAGGAGAATTTTTGCCTCCTAACATATCAAGCATTTCAGGTGTAATATTTATTTCAGTATTTATTTTTGGATCTTCGCCTAATAAATAACTAAAATCAATATGAACTAAATCACCATATTTATTTATTAATATATTTTCAGTGTGTCTGTCCCCTACACCCAATATATAACACAAAATACAAGAAGCAACACAAGTCTTAATAAAATTATCTCTTAGTTCCTCTATTGATATTCGAGGGCTTATATCCATTAAATAGTTATGTAAGCTTTTATTATGAACGTGTTTTATATTATATAGAGTTTCACATTCATCTATCATTTCTATCCAACCGTATGATAAACTAATTGGAAATACATTATATGTATCAATAGTAAATATTTCATTACAGATATTAGTAATCCATTTAGATATACACATTGTTAATTTATCTTTTCTTATATCCTCGTGTTTAATTAAAATATGTTTTTTATATGTTTTACCTTGAATATTTTGCATAATAAATGGAACTAAATAAGGTTTTGAACTTGAATTTAACTGTCTTATATTTTCTAAATCAATACCAACACATTTTTCGTGCGGGTTCCAAGGCATACTAATTTCCATGTTCCAACAAAAAAAACTCTGGACGTTTAATACTATATCTTTCATAGGAAAATTATTATTAATTTTACTAATGGTTAATGGTATGAATTTTATAAATTCATCGGTCTTTCTTATTTCAGTAAATAAATCGTTTTTTACTAATTTTGCTTTTAAAATTTTAGATATTTCACTATAATTTTTATTATATTCAAAACTCATATTGTATTTTAATTCATAGTAAATATTAAAAAGTGATTTTGAATCATTTGTTTTTATACATAATAAAGCACCAATTTTTGGATATTTTTTAGATAATTCAATAATCCAAGGCAACAATAATTGCCAATATCCATTATTTTTTTGAAACAACAATTCTATTATATAAACTTGTAAAAACTCAAATTTATTTAAATCAATATTATACCCTATTTCTAATATATCTTCAGCTTTACATTTATTACAGCAATCAGTTCTACACAATAATTTTTTACAAGGATATATTTTTTTAGTGTCATCTTTATAATAAGCATATAATTTTGCCATATCTCTTACAGATTTATCTTTATTAGCTGTTAAACACTTTGAAATCCAATAATAATGTTCTTTAAATTCAAACCGATGATTCCACAATAATTGTTTTTCTAGTTTTGAAAAATTCTGGTTAGGTAATTTATACTGTATGCTTCTGTAAACACTTAGCATATAATTTATACTTTCACACCATTCTTTGTTTACTTCTCTTAATTTTAGAAAATCAATCATTAAAAAAGGTAAATTAGAAAACATTATGATAAGTTCTTTTGATTTATCAACGGTTTTTGTGTGGGAATAACATTCAGCACATAATTTTATTTTTGGATTATACCATTGAGTAACCTTTGATAGATAAGTATCCATATTTTTTGGAGGAGTAGCTTTAGTAATTAAACTATTATTTGTTGCTGAATAATTAGAACATTCATTACAAAATATTCTTCCACATAAACGACAATGATGCTTTCTATTTAAAAAAGAAAATTTAGTATTACAATTAAAACAATTATCGACTTTTTGATTTGGAATCCATATTGCTGGTTTGCGTCTTGGTATATTTATAGGATTACTGTTGCTTCTTTTTCTATCAATCATTATTGACATTGAACCGAAGTCAGTCATAATATTAGTACACTATATTAAATTTAAATTATATTACAATTTAAATTAAATAGCTTCCAATTGAGTAAATTTTCCTCCGCCCAAACCATTATTTTTAATAAATTCCAATTTATCTGTTTTATAATCTACAATACATTGATGTTGATGAGGCAATCTATGTTTAGTACAGAAAGTCATATTGCATTTACAAGAACCCATACAATGTTTTATTTTTTTGTTGCATCCTAAATAAGCGCATCTATTAGATTTTTTTTTCTTTTTCTTTTTACATTCTTGTAAAGTAATATTTTCAGTATTTTGTTCGTTGTTTATCGGCTTGGAACTTTCCATATTATTATATTAATAAAATAATTTTACATTTTATTAATTCAATTAATCGCTTTTTTTATCATCCTCAGACAGTGCGGATTTCAATTTCGGATCATTTTGCATAGATTTGGTTACGATATCATTACCTTCAAATAATTCCTTTTTAATATCTGCTGATGTAATTACCTCACCTTTTGTTTTCAAATTTTCTTCAATTGTGTTATTTACACCATATAGATTTCCTTCTTTATCTATATTTTGTGTTAATTTATTTCCAGTCTTTTTGGCCTTTGCGATATTATCCTCAATTGCTTTTCTTTTTGTTTCAAGAATTCTTTTTTCGAATTCTTGTTTTGCTTTTTCTTCATTTTTAATTTTTTCGCTCATTAACTGATTTAGTTCTTCTTCCAAATATTCTACTTTTCCTGTTTTATATGCTTCCGGTTCCCATGGCATCCACAAACCAACAGGTCCTACATATACATTATGATTTGGGTCAACTTCTCTCAATAATTTACATCTTAACTCAGCTTCTTCTTGTGTAGAATAGCTGCCCCTTACTTTAAGACCTCTTACACTTGTTTGAAAATCATTTATCTTTCCAAATTCATCTTGTAAACTTTCTTCATTTGCATCCATAAAATTTTTGTATTCATTTTTTATTTCATCGATATCAAAAGTATCTGATTCCGTTTTTACATATTCTTCAAAATCATTCATCAAATCATCCATTTTAATATTGTATTTGAAGGAAATAAAATTTAAGTATTGATGAAATTTTTTAACTGATTTAGAAAAATCATAGTGTTTTAGGAATTCTGAGAAAAAGAATTGATTTTTTTGAGTTAATACATTTTCTGGAGATACAAATGATACGCATACGAATTTTTGTCCCGAAATTGGTTTATCTTCTTCAAGTAAATCAACATATTTTTGATTTACCGAACCATCTGGATTTGTTTTTCTGGTAAAGCCTAAGTCTGCCATATTATATTATATTAGTAATTTTAGTATTTAAGTTTTATTTTTAGTAATTATTTTTTTTCTGTTTATTTAGTATAAATGCTTGGAAATTTAGGTGATATGATTGATCTTGGCGAAGTTGTCCGCCGTGCTGTAAAATACTTGGTTGAAGGTATCATGGTTGCTATTGCAGCATATGCCATCCCAAAGAAAAGTTTGAACCTTGACGAAGTTTTATTGATTGCTTTGACTGCTGCTGCTACATTCAGTATCTTGGATACTTACGTCCCTAGTATGGCTGTAAGTGCCCGTTCTGGTGCTGGATTCGGTATTGGCGCAAACTTGGTTGGTTTCCCACGATAAATTCTTTAATTTTTTAAAATATTAACAACTTAATTAATATTTTAATTATAAATAATTAACTCTTTTGTTTTTGCATTTGGATTCTTAGAATTAATAGCTCTTCTAGCTACTATCTCTTCGATAGTATAATTTTTTAATTTTTCTTTTACCACATCCGTATTTGAATTACTTAATACCCATTTACATTTTAACTTACTACATTTTTTAAATAATGCTTCGTGTTTTTCTTGTGTAAATCCATTTTTATTATAACTAACAAATCCTCCTTTTTTCTCTGGAACATACGGTGGGTCCATATAAACAAAATCATTTTTTCTTATATTTTTAATATCTTCAAAATCACAACAAATAAATTCTACATTCTGTATTTTTTCACTTATATTTTTTAAATGTTCTAGATTTATTATTTCTGGATTTTTATAATTACCATATGGAACATTAAATTCACCTTTTTTATTTAAACGATAAAGCCCTCTGAAACCTGTTTTATTTAAATATACAAATTCTGCTATTCTTCCTATATTTATTTCTTTTGAAGAATTGTAACTTTGTCTAATATAATAATAATATTCAGATTTATCACATTTTTCTCCTGCCGTTTTTATTTTCATTATAGTTTCATATAATTCATTATAATCGTCTTTTACTTGTTTATAAAAAGCAATTAACATTTCATTACTGTCATACGCGTATATTTTTTTAACATCTATTTGTTTATTTTTTACCAACCATAAAAATCTAAATAATACACTTCCTCCACCTGTAAACATTTCGTGATAATGTCTTATTTTTTTCGGAAATTTTGGTAATATATTATCAAGTAGTTTTCTTTTTCCGCCTATCCATTTTAAAAGTGGTTCTTCGACTTTGCGAAATTTAACTTTTTCCATTTAATTAATATAAATTTTAGTATTTATATTAATTTTATATTGTTGGAATAAATTCCCAAGATAATTCAGCACATATTTTCTTCCAAATTTCATCTTGTTCTATGCGTTTAACCGGATCCTTTAGCATTGGAAAAAATGGTAAAAACTCTTTTTCATCCAATAATTCACACATTTTATATAATACATAATAATAATTCAAAAAATTTACTCTATCATCAGGACAATGGTTTGAATATGGTTTTTGTATTTCCATAAATAAATTACATAAAACATCTTCTAATTCAGGTGTCATTACTGGTGGTTTTATTCCTAATTTATCTTTAATAAATGGTATATGTTCGTAATATTTATTATAACCTAATTTTTTCAATATATCTTTCGCTTTTTTATTTGTAATTTGTTTTAATGATATTCTTTCTTTTTTAATCTGATTTTTTATATCGGTTAAAACTTCATCAGGAATCTGCGTTGTTTCTTTTGCTTGAAATTGTGCTAATATTTCTCTAAAATGGTTTATACGTTTGTAAGCATAAAAACATACTTCTTTTGGCGGTTCTTTATAACTTGGTTTTTCGTGTTCTATTAAATACTGTAGTTGATTTCCACATTTATTACATATAATTAGCCCTTCATGATCTACTGGTATATATTCTCCACCACATTTATTACATATTTCATAATTAATTTTGTAATTGTTTATATCCAAAAAAGAATCATCTAGGTTTATTAGATATTTATTAATATTATTAGTCTCTACTTTCTTTTTTTTTTCATTTGTTTTTTTATTAAAAAAAGCATTCATAACCTTAACTGATTTTGAATTTCCTTTAGATATATTTTTCTTTTTCTCAAAATATTCAAAAATATATTCCGAATTTTGCAATAGATAATCTTTCTTTTTATTTTTAAATTTTGTTATTTGTTTCCTTATTTCACTTAATTCATCGGATAAAGATAACTTTTCATCTATTTCTAGTTTTTCTTTTAATCTTTGTTTTAGCAATAGTTTCCTTTTTTTTAAGGTTGGTATAATATTATTACTTAAATCTAAAAATTCTTTCATTTTCTCGTCGTGTTTACTATCTAAAGTTATTATTGATTTTTTGTTTATTTTGATTTTTTTACTAGCCTTGGGCTTAAAAGAAGGCATTTATATTGTAATATTATTTAACTTTTAATTTATACTTTTATTAATTAATTTATTCGTATTACTTGTATTTTTACTTTCACAATTTAAGATAAATGGAAAACATCCAAGTAGATACAAAAGATACTGTTGAAATAGATTCTATAAAATTACATAAAATGGTTTTTATTTACAATGCTTTAGAAAATGGATGGACTATTAATAAAAAAGAAGACTATTATATTTTTAATAAAAAACACGAAGGTAAGAAAGAGGTGTTGTTAGATAATTATTTAAGACGGTTTATGGTAAATAATTTCGATATAAACAATGTTTGATAAAAATTATTAATTAATGCAATTTTAATAATTTTTTTTTCTTTAGCAATATTATAAAATGGGTGGCGGTTTAATGCAACTAGTAGCTTACGGTGCACAAGATGTGTACCTTACGGGTAATCCTCAGATCACTTTCTGGAAAGTGACCTACAGACGACACACTAACTTTGCAATGGAAAGTATCGAACAAACGTTCAACGGTCAAGCCGATTTCGGTCGCCGTATTCAATGCACTGTTTCCAGAAACGGAGACCTTGCATACAGAACATATTTACAAGTAACTCTTCCTGAAGTCAACCAAGATGACGAACCAGCTGGAACAAATGTTTACGCTAGATGGTTGGATTGTCCTGGAGAACAAATGATCTCTATGGTAGAAGTTGAAATCGGTGGTCAAAGAATCGACCGTCAATACGGTGACTGGATGCACATCTGGAACCAATTGACACAAACCTCCGAACAAGAAGATGGTTATTCCAAAATGATTGGTAATACCACTCAACTTACATACTTGACAGACCCTGCTTTTGCTGATGTAGCAACTGCTTGTGGTGCTGCCAATGTTCCTGAAGCTGTATGTGCTCCTCGCAATGCTCTTCCAGAAACAACCTTGTATGTTCCTCTTCAATTCTGGTTCTGCAGAAACCCTGGTCTTGCTTTGCCATTGATTGCTTTGCAATACCACGAAGTTAAAATTAACATCGAAATCCGTCCTATGGATGAATGCTTATTCGCTGTTAAAGACGTAAACACTGCTGTCGGCACTGGTAATCCTGCTGCCAACGTTAAAGCAACTGGTGCTTATGCCAAATCCTTGGTTGCCGCATCTCTTTACGTTGACTACATCTTCCTTGATACCGATGAACGTAGACGTATGGCACAAAACCCACACGAATACTTGATCGAACAACTTCAATTCACTGGTGATGAATCCATCGGATCCTCATCCAACAAAATCAAATTGAACTTCAATCATCCTTGTAAAGAATTGATTTGGGTAGTTCAACCTGATGCCAATGTAAGTTATTGCGATTCTTTCGTTCAAGACAAAGTTCTTAACAAAGCTTTGGGAGCTCAGCCATTCAATTACACTGACGCAATTGATGCTTTGCCAAACTCCATCCGTGCTTACAGTTCCGCCGGTCAGCTTTTGAATGGTGGTGCTGGAAACACAAGTGTTATTGACACTGATGGTTTATTCCAATCTCCAAGTGCTAACTCTGCTGCTGGTGATGTTGGAATTACCGATGCTGCCGCAATCACTGGTTTGAATGCTGCTTTCCCTGCAGGACAAGTTCATGGTGTATCTGATGCTGGAGCATTCGTTCTTGCTGAAACTGCCTTGAAAATGCACTGCTGGGGTGAAAATCCAGTTGTAACTGCCAAACTTCAATTGAACGGCCAAGACCGCTTCTCTGAACGTGAAGGTAGCTACTTTGACTTGGTTCAACCATTCCAACATCACACACGCACTCCAGACACTGGTATTAATGTTTACTCATTTGCTCTTCGCCCTGAAGAACATCAGCCATCTGGAACCTGTAATTTCAGTCGTATTGACAACGCCACACTTCAATTGGTTGTTTCTGCTGCTGCCATCGGCACAGCCAACACTGCCAAAGTTCGCGTATATGCCACAAACTACAACGTTCTTCGTGTAATGAGTGGTATGGGTGGTCTTGCATACTCCAACTAAGTCTTTTACTTAATTCTTAGCATAATATTTAACATTTAACATTAAATATTATATTAAATATAATTCCAATAATTATCTAACATGTCTTGGTATTCAGGTCCAATGAGAGACGCTAGAATTATTATAACTGTTGTATTATCTTGTTGGTGTCTAACTTGTATTATTCATTCTTGTCGTTTTCCTGTAATAAGATTAATTAACTTTTTTAAATATAAACAAGCAGCTGTTATACCTTTACAAACCGCTCAAATAACCGATGAACCCATTAACTCTACCGTCATTTCAATTAAAACCAATCCCGTTAAAATTATAACTTAATTTCCACCACGCAAGCGAAGAACCAAGTGAAGCGTAGCTTCCTTTTGAATATTATAATCTGATAGTGTTCTTCCATCTTCCAATTGTTTTCCAGCAAAGATTAGACGTTGTTGATCTGGTGGAATTCCTTCTTTGTCCTGGATCTTTTGCTTTACATTCTCAATCGTATCACTTGGCTCTACATCCAATGTGATCGTTTTACCTGTCAAAGTTTTCACGAAAATTTGCATCTTATAATACAATTAACAAAATATTATTTAAATCATTTTGTTAATTAATTTATTTCATATAACATACTCCAACTCCTGATACTATCATTGCTACTCCCAATACTGTATGCCAAGTAACTGTTTCTCCCAAAAATATTACCGAAAATATTACATTACAAGCCAACAATAAACCTTCAACTATCGGTGCTATAAAAGCCACATCATATTTACTTAATAAATAATAATTCGCTGCTATTGACCCTAAAGCTACTATACTGACAATTAAACCATGTTTAGCTGCATCAAAAGCAAAATTCGGATTTTTTTTGAATAATGAACTTATACCCTCTTGCTTTAAATTATAACACAAAAAAGGAACCGCAATTATTGCCGTAACTATATATCTAATAAATGTAAAATTCGAATGTCCTATTTTAGATACAGCTGTCTTTTCTGTTATTGGTTTTATACCCCAACCAATTCCATTCACTAATATCATTAATATATCAAATGGGTTCATATAATATGTTATAAGATATTAATTTATTTATTTAACAATATTATAATGAGCTCTCAAGAACTTCAAAAAGAAGTTGTCAAATTCTATTATTTTAGCGAAAATGCTACTTGTGGTGACAAAGCAGTACAACACGAAGAGTATTGTGCTAAAATGCTTTCTGATGGTTATACCTTATTAAGTGTTACTCCTTTAGGTAACTTAGATGATAGAAGAGATTCTTATGAAGGCACAATTATTTATCATTGGAAATTATTAAAGAAAAATCTATAAATCTACATCTAATATGCTTAATGGATTATAATGTCTTATATCATCTCTTGGATAATCCCAATTTCTATAACCACTTCTTATTGGTGATATTACTTTTACCCATGTTATTTGCTGATCCCAATTTAGAACAGGCTTCCATGTAAAAACATATCTTGGCTTTTTAAATCCACCCCATACTGGATTTATATTATAATATTCGGGTTCTTTTTCCATTTTATATATTTATATATAATATATGTTACGATTTATACGAAAATTTGGAACTTTTAAAAGACCTCCTCCTGATTATATTTTTAAACGCCCTGTCGTCAAATCTGATATTGATGGCTCCAAGATGAAACAATTTCCCAACTATGATATTGAAAATGAAAAATGGTTCGATGATGAATTATTTAATAAAGAAATAAAAGATAAATGGGGTAAAAGCTTATACGACGGTAAATATGGTAGTTCCCTTTATGGACCACAAGACCAAATTGAAAGACAACCTTCCGAAAATATTTATAATGATAGACAAGATTAAAAGCTTTCATGTTCAAATCCCTATCTAAAAAATTGATTTAAATATATTATTCATAATTAAATCAATATAAGAATGAGTTCCCAAGATAATTATGATGATGTATGTTATGATGCCCGCGAGCCATGTAGCTCCGGCAGAGCACAAAGACGCTCTATTCACGTAAGAGCGTGTAGAGGTCCAAAGGATTGGCGCACTGATATTTGCGATAGGCAACACCTATTCAAACCAATTAATTTTGATGGTAGGCCAAGACCAATTGAAAAACGCCTAGTTCAATCCAAAACTTCTAAGCGCAAAGCTAGATATACCTATAAGCCTAGACCCAAAGGTTATTATGGTTATAAGAAAGAAAAGGAAGAACTTGAATGGGAAGATGGTGGTTTAAAGCCTATGAAGCGTATTCGCGCTGACCCCATTACCAGACAAGCAACCACTATTATAGAATACCATTATAGACACCCCGTCCATAAATACGCCAATTGGTATACAACCAAGCCCGCGCCTATCACTGTTTATAAATGGGTTTCTACAGCAGAATAAATTAACAACTATTTAAATATAAAACTTTTTTAATTTATATATGTCTCGTTGGGATTTACTTCCAAAAAACATTACAGATTTAATTTTTCAATTCGACCCTACATATCATAATATCCATAAAGATAATTTGAAATTTTTACAAAAAGAATGGTCTATCAAATATATTAATAAACAAACCGGTAGTTGGGGATGGGATATTACTTCTTCTTATCAAATACAATCTATGGCGCATAATCTTGGTGGTGGTGATGTTTATGATTCCATTGCTTATAGAAATCTTAATTATAATTACCACGATTCAAGTCATTGGTCTGATAAATACAACTTTAATCAATGTCAAAAAATTTGTAAAGATTTAAATCATAAATATTCTACTTTTTATCATATTCCAGACCATTTGCAACTTGGTGATATTTATGATTTTGATAAACAATTTTTTATCAGAGAATATGCTTCTATTAACTTTAGATCTAAACAAAGATCTATTGAGGTTTATCCAATCAAATGGAGAGCGTTTAAAGATAAAATGAAAAAAATTTATAAAATATAATATTAATGGCTGATTACAATAAACGTTTTTTAGACGGTCAATACAGAAATTCTAAAGAAAAAAACAAACTTATAAATAATATCATTAAAGATTTCGAACAATACCAAACTATATTTGCCGAATTAAAAGCCGCAGAACAACAAAGACTTGCTCTTAGAGACTCAATTGAATATACTTGTAATGAAAAAAAAGAAAATGTATTAGACAAACTACTCCATGATCCAGAATATTTAAAGCTACGTTCAGAAACTTTAGAAAAGAAAAAAAAATATAAAAATATTAAACTAAAATACAAAATTGCTTTAATTCAACGAAAAAATATTTATAACAATGTAGGTAAAAATATTAATGAATATAAAAAAGCCAAATCTATTATTGTTTTAAAATCACAATATATCGGTTCTATTATAAATAGAATACAAATAAGTATCATATTCGTTTCATCTACTATTACTTTATTTGAATCTATTCAAAGTAATTTTAATATTCCCGGTTTTTATTTAACAATTATCCCTATTCTTTTATCCACTTATATTGCTATAATATTAGCTATTTCTAGATTTTATAAATTCGATACTAAAAAAGAAAATATACAAAAAGTTGAAGAAAAATTTTCATATATTATAAATAGACTTCGTTATAAAAGAAGAAAAGTCATTAATTTCGATTTTACTTGTGAAAAACTAACTGATTGGAATATTTTAATTGAAAATTTCAATAAAGATGGATTAGAAGAAATGATAACAAAAACAATTGAAGAATCCGATAGTTTACTAACTCTAAAAGAATATACTTATTATTATAAAGTTTACAATAAAATACGAACTAAATTTCATGTAAATCATTTCAATAATGAATTATTGAATAATTGGAAAGAAATAAATATTTCCAATAATACCGAATGGAAATTTGGCATTAATACTCAGAAAAATGACCCTGGTATTTCACAAAAACGATGTTGTTGTATTAAATTCTTTAGAGTATTTAATTGTTGCCGCGTTGAAACACTTGATTATGATAAATTTTTCTCTCATTTAGAACATAATTATAATTATAGTATAGAAAACGAAGACACTGGTGACGACGATGACGACGATGACGACGACGATGACGACGACGATAACGATGTTAATATTGCTATCAATAGTAAAGATGATAATTCTCCAACTTCAACACTTAAGCTTACTAGAAGTATCCCATCAATGTTACTTAGTAATGCTGTTTCTAGACAAAGAAATGAAATAGAAAAAATGAAAAAACTAGATGAAGAAAAAGAAGAAGACGAAAATAATTCAAGCGACCCCTCAAATAATCATTTAAACCATCGCAAGTCCTTTTTTCATTCAAAATCATATATAAGTACAATTAAAAAAAGATCCGAATCAACAGGAACCGAAGCAGATTATAAAAGCGACGAGGAATTTTAATTGAATTAATTATATTTTAAATGATATAATTAATATTACTATGTCGTTGTGGAATACATTGCCAAGAAATATACAATCATTGATTTTTGAATTTGACCCGACTTACCGTCGTGAAAAATATGAGGTTCTTATAAAAGAATTTTTATACCGAACTCCTTTTTGGAGAGTAAGATATGTAAACGCTAACTGTGAGAATAATGGTAAATTTGAAAATAAAAGAAAACAAGTTGCATCTCTTTCAGATTATTGGAATAATACAATGGAACGTAATCGCCGCTTGTCGTGGAGCTTGAGCGAACGAGGTGATGAGAATATCGAAGAGGAGATCAATACCGATGTTGAATTTTTAACCGACAATTGCCCTAATAAATATCATATCATTTTCCGTGATTTAACACTATTAAAAAATTACAATTGGATTTTTACTGATTGCGAAGTTAGATTAATTAGAAGAAATGTAACTACAGTTGAAAAAATCCTAGCATCTAGAAAAAGGTCTAAAAATAAACATAGAAACAACACCAATAGCAACCCCGCTATAGAAAATAGTTCTTCTAACACTTGCTGATTCGTGTTTAATTTTCAATTGTTTTTCTGATAAACTGTCTTTAAAAGGCGTTCCTACTGATCTTGTTGCTATTAAATAAAAAATACTGGCTATACAATAAATTGCCATGGCATATGCTAAATATACTGAAATTTTACAAGTATTCATTATATCATTTAGTGTTATTTTTTTTTTCAACTAGTCTTCCAACTGAGAAGACAGATTGTTTTTCTTTTAATTCAGGTAATCTTCCAAAAGACCAATAAAATTCTCCATCACACGCTATGTTCTTCCTATTTTCGAGATTTACTCGATTCCAAAATTTAAAGGCTTCTTTCCAAATCTTTGCTTGATGAGATCTAATCATTGTTATATTTAATTTCATTTATTTTATAAAATTAAATTCAATTTATATTTTCAGTGTTTGGGGAGAGAAAAACAGCTATTTTTTTAATATAAAATACATTTCTACAAGCCAAATCGGTATTAAATAAACTACCGCGTTCAAGTTCATCAAAGATAAAACAAAACTAACAAATAAAGCGAAGATCATAAAATTCTCTGGTATTTCAAAATAATGTCTTGCTATTAAAACAAATATTAAAGCAAATATCGCTATTCGCCCAAACGGACATATTCTTAATCCATATTCATCTCCTATTAAATGTTCGAATAACCAACCTTTAGGTGAGCTTAATATATTAAAATCCATACTTGTTTTTAAAAAATGAAACATAAATACTAAATATAAACTCTCTATTATTGATATATTTAATCTATCCATTATATATTAATGGCTACATTTTTTGATATGGAAATGGATGATCCAAGATATGGACCAACAAAACCAAATAAAAAAGCAATAAGACCAAAACCTTTAAAAAGAGGAACAAGAAAAAAAAGGGATAAAGAATTATCAGATAAAAAGAAAATGGTAAGTTTATCTCATGATATTTTTCATGACTTAGAAAAAAAAACACCTCTACGAGAAAAATCACCTATTGAAAAAGATCAAGATAAAGTTTTTAAAGTTATTGAAAAACATAATAAAAGCCTGAAAAAATCACCTATATCGATTAGTGGAAGAAAAAGTTTGGCAACAATACCTCCTAGAACAAAATTAATTATCTCTTCAATGCAAGATGAACCAACAGACGCACAAGCATTTGCTTACGATAACGACCCAACAGCAGGCATGGCACCTTGGCAATATCATAACTTTATGTTAGCCAAAAGAAAACATGATTTGAGAAGGCAAAGATTTCTCCAACATCAACAACAAATGAGAGCGAATGCAAGCGACAGCGATGATGATTTGGCAGCGATGTCAGATGAAAGAAGAAGATACCAGGAAATGAAGATGCTAGCAAGACAAGCAAAACAAAAAGAAACACAATCTGGTGGAAAACGCCGCAGAAAAACGCGTAAAAAAAGAGGTGCATCCGTCGTTGATTTTGATGGTTTTGAACCAAAATTTAGAGAGCTACTTAGTAAAATTGATTTTGCGACTAGCGAAGAACAAATAAGACAAGCATTAGTAGATAATATTAAAGACTTCATAATATATGATATAAACAATAAAGGTAAGTTAATAACAGGTAATGTAAAAACTTTTTCAATAAAAGAAAGTCACAAAACCGATAAATGGAAAAAGGAACATAAAACTCTTTTAAGTAAAATGAAAGATTTTGGTCACGGTTCCACACCATCAACTCAAATTTATTATCAATGGTGGAGATATATTTTAAAAAAATGTAAAAAAGCAATTAGAAAAAGAACTCCTATTGTTGGTTATAGACTACAACCCGGAAGACAATGTGAAGCTTGGGGAGATGCTGGTAAAAAACTATTTAGAATGATCCATATACAATATATTCAGGGTTCAGAAAACGTTGATTGGAATAATCCAAAAACAAGAAAATTTGTAGATGGCGAAAATAGTATCGTCCATCAAGCAAAAGTATTAGCTTTTAAAGAAATGAATCCATCCAAAGGTGGTAGAAAAACGCGTAAAAAAAGAGGTGGGGACATAGCATTAAATCCAATTGCTGTAAATGATTTTAGGGAGAACGCACGTGTAGGAGAGTATTTTAAATTTACGACCCAGTCGAATAGAGGAGTAATTAAAGCTTTTGATGGTAGATTTCTAGGATTCCTTTGGGATGGAAGAGCAAATTTTAGAATAATTAAGCCTCGAGGGCAGCTTTATGTTGGCTTGGGACAATTTGTTGAAATATTGAAGTATGTAGCAGAAACCGATACTGATAAGTATTCATTAGAATTTATTTTCGCTGAACCACAGCAAGGAGGTCGTCGCAAGAAAAAATCGCGTAAAAGAAAAGGAAAAGGGAAAAAATACGGCAATTTAAAATTTAGAGAAATAAAAACACCTACACCTTTGGAACCTACTAATATAGAAAGGGTTTATGAAATAGATGTAGACGCAATAATAAAAGATGAACGAAAAAGCCAACAAGTATTAAATAAATATAATAAAACAGTACAAGAATGGAAAAAAACACCTTTTTATAAACGAAAAAAGAAAAACGAACTATCTGATTTGGCTAACCAATTAGAATTTCAATTAAGAAATCGTCAAGCTAGAGAAATGGATGATAGTTTAATACAAACCACTAATCCAGAAAAACAACATTACGCAAAATTAGGTAAAGATAAAGATGGAAATATCATAATACCAAAAGGTTTAATAGTTTCAAGTAACACAAAACCAAAATCAAAAACAAGAAAAAAAGGCATGCAAGTATTGAGAATGAGGAAAGCAGCAGCAGCTCCACGAAGAATTGGCGGACGCCGTTCTCGCAAGAAAAGAAAAAAGTTGATGTGTCCCAAAAATTGTTGTGGTGTTCCAGTAGATGATTGTGGATGTCCTGTATCTTGTCCACATTGTAATTGTCCTGAAATTAAAAGATTAAGAAAACAATTAAAAAAAACACGTAAAAAATGTAATAAAAAAAGAAAGAAAAAAACTCGTAGAAGAAAAAAATAATTTTATAAATTCTTTGTTTTATATTCCAAATAATTTATTCATATTTTTAACTTCAATTTTATCTTCTTCAACGGTTAATAATTTTTCTACTAATCTATCATCCCTAATTCTAATTGAATAATCTTTTTGTAAATCCCGCCTTCCAACTCTGCCAAATGCCTGTAGCATCTTTTCTTGCGTCATACTTTCAGTTAAATCCTTGGTTAAATAACCGTGGCAAAATTGATAATTTGTTCCATAAATGTAATCAGAACTTGCTATAATTAAATATAACTTTTGTTCTTCTGCTAATTTTTTCATAATTTCCATATAACGAATTGATTCGTGTTTTATAAATACACCAATACCCATCAATAACAAGACTTTCCAAACATCCGGAATATCCAATAACATTATATTTTCAACTGTCGTATCATCAATATCACTTGTAAATATTCTATTTGATTCTTTTTTACCAAATCTTTTAATATGTGATGTTGTATTTGGTATATATTTTTTAGATAAATGGACCGACTGAATTCTAGATGTCGCATCTGCCAGTCGTTGTTTATAAAATTCCAATTCTTGTTCTTCTCTTCCTCCAAAAGCGGCATCTTTTTCTGCTTTTTCTTTACTCATTTGTTGTTTATCAATTCTTTCTTTTTCTGCTGCTATAATTTCTTCCAATTGTTCGCTATAAAGAGTATTTTGAGCGATTACTTTCAAGATATTTGATAATTCATCTTGTGGAATATTGCTTATTTTTAAATAAAATTTTGCTATTTTTTCAACATTATTAGTTATAAATATAGTTGGTCCATCTGTCAACGTATGTGAATCTTCTGTTGTTATTTTTATAGTTGATTCGTATTTTTTCTCTCTTTTCTTCATCAAATACTTATGAACCATTTCATATTCTTTTTCCTTTAATTTTGATAATAATTTGAGGTAATACAATTTTATCGATATTATGTTTACCTCATTTATATCTTGAAAATAATTATTATATTTAAATCTTTCTTTTATTATATCTTTTTTATGAACGTATTTTATAAATTTTGAAATTTCTTCCATATCAAAATGACGCATTATTGTTTTGTTATTTTCAAGATGTTTTACTGATTTTTTAATAGATTTTACATCTGAAAATGTATAATGTGGCATCACTGTAAATCCACTTGTATCTATTAACGGGATAGTCTTTTTACATTCGTAACTTACTACATTTTGAATACTGCCTTTTGGAAATTTAGATTTATAATTCCTTATCATTGGAAATATCTCTTCCTGTGCTGGCAGTGTAGCAGAAGATAATACAATATTTGGCACTTCATTTTCTACCCAATTTTTCTTTAAAAGTTCATGAAATTCGTGTGTTTCATAATCCAGTGTAATTGTTGGTTCATCCCAATACCAAAGCAAATCTTTAGTTTCATTGAATGCCATCATATATCGCATCGAATATAAGTAGGATTGTATATCGCTAATTATAATTTCAACTTTATCACCAACACTATTATCAACGCGATATATACCACCCGTTCTTCTATTTCTTATTATTTCTTTAGCAGCATAATAATGTAATCTAATATCCGAAACATCTCTACATCCAAAAGCAATTGCTATAGGTATTTCTAATGATATACAAGATTTTGCCAATTGTAATCCAATATGTTTAGCCGCACATACAAATATAATTTTTTTATTTATACCAATTGGTGATAATGTTTTACCTGTTCCTGTCGGTGCTTGATATAAACATAATACAGGGTCTTTATTATTTGAATAGATAGAGAATAACTCTTTTTGATGTTGATACAATTCTATATTTGAATATTTGATTAATTCATTATTTCTTTCAATTACATTATGAGCGTCTGTAATAGCTTTTTTTACAATGTCATCTTTTTTAAACTGTTCTAATATCCCGTTTACAAAGCATACTACATATTCATTTGTAAATTCTATATTATTGCCTAACAAATGAACTAATGTATAATAATAACGAATATCTTTGGTTTTCAAAAATGAAACAACGTTGTCTAATAAAATATATTCATATAAATCGTTTTTTATCTTGTCTATTTTCTTGTCTATATTTTTTATACGAATCAAATCTTTTTTTTTCATTTCCAAGCTCTTCTTCTTTTTTAAAGGACGAACAAAATTCACACCATACTTTTCCTTTGCTTTATTTATCATACTCATAAAATATTTTTGATAACAATAAAAATGAAAAGCATCAAGATTGTCATTTATCTTTATAAAAGATAATAGACTTTTGGATGTATTTGTCTTTATATTAACATCCTCCTTACCTTTCATTATTAATTTAAGAATTTTCATTTCATCGGGTCCTAGAGGTTGCTCCAAGAATTCCCATTCGCTTTTAGTTAATTTCTTTTGTGTTAGATCCATGATTTATAATAATAATAACGAAATTAATTTAAATCAATTTATTGTACTATATATATCAATGGATAACTATGTTTTTGCTATAGAAGGTAATGTTGGTTCTGGAAAATCAACTTTGATTAAATTTTTGGAAAAAGAAAAGTTAGAAATTTATGGATACAAAGTAGTATTTTTACCTGAACCAGTTGAAGATTGGACTAATATAAAAAACGATGAAGGTAGTAATATTATTCAGGAATATTACAAAGATAATCATAAATATGGTTTTTGTTTTCAAATAAATGCTTTAATTTCTAGAATTTCTCAAATAAGGAAAGCACTATTAACAAATACCAAAACAATATTTATTATTGAAAGATCCGTTCATACTGATAAATTTGTATTTTGTAAAATGTTATATGATGATAAAATTATAGATAGAATTAACTATGAAGTTTATCTAAGATGGTATAATGAATTTCAAAAAGATATGTTGGTTACTGGTATTATTTATGTTAATACGGATGTAGAAAATTCTTTCAATAGAGTTAAAATTAGAAATAGAAAAGGCGAAGAAAATATCAGCAAAGAATATTTACAAAAATTAGATAATTATCATAAAGAATGGCTTTTATCTGATAAATTAAATACGCCATTATTAAAAATTGAAGGAGATAAACATTATGATAATAAATTACCTGAAGAGTGGATGGATAGAATCTATTCTTTTATTAAAACACATACTACAAATTTGAATATTGATTTTAATTTCAATGTAGATGACCAATTTGAAAAATATATTTTATTTTAATCAATATCTTTTAGTCTAAAAGTAAAAGCTGATACAGGTTTATATCTTAATATATCAAGTTCTTTACCTGTTGTTGGAAATTCTTCAAATCCATATATATCTTGTAAACATAACCATTCAAATAACCCACCAGGATATAAATAAACATTATAAAATCCTAACCCCATTAACTGTTCTACTTTTTTATATGGCGATGTTTCACTTGTATTTTTACCATAAACAATTATATTTATAGAAGACCTATACATATTTTCATTTATTAATCTAATTTCATCTTGTATTGATACTGTTCCTTTAATCAAACAAGATTGTTCGTTTTCTGATAATGTGTTTATTAATAGGGAATTTTGGTTTGTCCTGAATATTTGTTGTATATCTTCAAAATTTACTTTTTTAATAGATCGTGAATTTCCTGTTATCAAATTCCATAAGTTTTCCATGTATATTTATTATTTAAAGTTTTAATTTTAAATAATACCGAATTATATTATTTATCCTTTTTCTAATCTGGCTAATACTCGCATAAAAGCCCAATATGGGAAATCTGGTTTTTCCCAATGTTGTCTTGTTAATACATTTGATGGTGGAACAATACAAAATCTTGGTCTTTTTCCTCTATTTGCATTAGCACAAGCGTTTCTTGTTCCTGTAGGACAAGCAGAAGAAGAACATCCCGCTTGACATTGACCACAAGGGACTAAATCACAACTAGCACATTTACCATTTACTGGTTGATGAGCGTTTGATTTAGGATTAATTTTATAATCTTTCATTAATCTCGTCCAAGCAGTCCATTCATCCATATATATGGCATTAGCATTTGGATTTTTAATTCCTGGTAATTTTACTATACGTTTTACAAAATCTTTCCATTTACCTTTTGCTGGCATATTTTTGCCAACTTTTTGAACACAATCGTATGTATTGGCACCACAATTATTATTAGCACCTCCTCTGTTATAAAATACATAACCTTGTTCACCACTGAGACGACATGAACCAGGAGTACAACGGAAACATTTTGGTGGATCACCACTCCAATTACCAGCGCGATATTTAGCATCCATACTTCTAGCGTATGCAGCGCATTCAGCTTGAGTAAGAGCTAAATTAGGATCTGGTTTTCCTGATTTTATTAATCTAGCACCTTGGTAAAGAGAACGACTATTTCCCAAAAATTGCCAGTATGGAAAGTGTGGTCGTTCATACATTGCTTGTGATACTGTTTTCTGACCTCCCCATCCTTGACCTAATTGATTAGCATTTCCCATTGTTCTTCTATACTTATAATTATTATTCATATACGTATTTGAAACGCCGATAGATTTCTTATTAAATACTAATGATTTTTGATCACCTGATAATGTAACTCCGTGTGCTCGTGTCATTATTTCTACAAAATCTTTCCAACAAGGTTTTACTTTTGATTTAATAGTTGGAACTCTTGGTGTCTCTCCATAGCACATTTCATTATAATATATTGCTTTGTCAGCATAACCTTGTAATTTAGCTACATTTCTACCATCGCCCATACGTCGTTTATTCAAACTAGCTTTCTGTCTTATAGCAGATAATCTTGCCAAATATTGTTGTGGTGTCCAGTTATAATTTTGACCTTCTTCCCATCCATTTGGTATTCCACCACCTTTCTCTCCTTTCCATTTCCTTAAATTTGTTCTATATAATTTCCCTTTTTTGCTACAACCAGAATCTTTATATAATTTATCAATGCAATCGTTAGGACGAGCTTTCTTTCTAAATTTACTATAAAATCTAGCTTCACAAGGGTCAACATTTCTTCCTTTACACACCATATTTGCTTGTTTTGCTACTTTATAATTATTTGAACCCATTTTATTAAACATACCTTTCATATTATTTAATACATTAATATAACTAATTGAGTTCCAAGTTTTCATTGCTGCTCTTCCTTCTGGTGTTGAACTTGCTCTTTGAGAAACATTTCCATCACATCCAGATTTACTCCATAAATCTTGATAACAAGCTGTTGTGTGAGGACCAGTTAATAAATTTGGTGTCATACAAGGGAAACGCTGATTAAATGTTTTACATTCTTCTTGTGGAACTAAAGGTCCTAATATACCTGCTAAACTTGGGTCATAACAATAATCTTTCGAATGTTTAGTTCCTGATTGTATATTTAAACCTTTTAATGCTTGACTACCTCTTTGTCCACATTTCATGCCTGTTGGACAATCCGAATCTGCATCACAATCTCCTCCTCCTAAAGCCATCTTTACGGGGGTGACAGCTCCTCCTTGTAGTTCTCTTACAGCGGTCCAATTATCTACTCTATATATAGCATTTGTATTTCTTCGATTTGAACTTCCGGCACGATGATAATCATACATACTTTTTGATGAATTCCATACCGCATATCTACCACCTTGTGCTTTTGTTTTCATAAATCCTATTCTCAATGAATCACTTAAACTTGTAATATATGAACCATGACTTTCTTTTGGTTTATGAAGAATTGATGATGGATAATATACAGTTTTATATGTTCTAGTATCAACCTTTTTACCATCCCAACCGTGCCATACTGGATTACGCCAAACAGTATCAATTCCTTTATAAGGCCAATCACATTTATCTTTATCAGCATATTTTGGTTCTAAACCTCCTGTCTGTGGATTTACTTTATATACCATGCCTGCTCCTTTTACAGGACACCACGCACAAATGTTTTTATTACCCCCTCTATCTCCACAATCTTTCATTGTTCTACAAATCGCTCGCTGTTTCATTTCAGTACATAATGGTCCCGCATTATTACCTGGAGGAATCCACCAATCTTGTTTTCCCGGTGAATTCTTTTTACATACATCTACTTTTGGACCACTAGCATCTCCAAATAATATTTTATTTGATGATAAACAATAACCACAATGAGTTCCTATTAAATTATCACAATTACCAGTTTCATCTATAACTCTACATTTTTCTACTTCTTTTGCTATTTGACTAGCCGACATATCAGAAACAGATACTTCTGCTACTAATTTTTGTTTTCCACCTGCTTTGCTTGCTGGAACCAATTTTAAAGTATTACTTTCTTTCGAAGCACCTTGTGTTACAGATTTCATATTTCTTGCTTTATAATGTTGTTCTTGTTCTTGTGCTAATTCTTCCTCTTTTTTGTCCCTTTCAGCGTTGGACATACCTTCATTACTTATTGGTTTCTTTACATTTAATCTTACCTTCTTATTATTAAATTTGTCCGTATCTAATATTAATACAATTCCTATTCCAAATAAAATTAACGCTAAAATATTAATAATATTCATTTGATATATATAATATTATAAGATATAATATTTTATTTTCATACAAATCTTGCTTATAATTCTAAAATCCATCAGGTTGTCTTAAATTAATCTGATAGACTTTTTGAACCGGTATTGAAAATAACATGTATAATATTATAAGTAAAAATACAACCATTAGTATTATATTTACAGTAATGTCAAAAGTTGGATCTGCCATTTATAATATTATATTAGAATTTATTTAGGTAGTAGTACAACAATGAGCTCCCGACCTTCCCCAACGGCTCCACCCATTCCAATATCTTCTCCAATGTCCTCCACAACCCCATCCTCTCCATCTTCCAACCCACCAACCTCTTTTATCCGTAGTCCATCCTGAATAACATACATTTTCAGCTCCATTTCTCTTTTTTATTAAATGTTTACTATGACATAATTGATATCCTTTCTTTTTACAATATGCCTTTGCTTGATTTCTGTTTGTAAATCTATAACCACCGCCTGAATGTACATGTGTTGGTCTTTTTGGTTTTACATATAATTTATTTGTCCACGTAGTCATTTTTTTACCTTGATTACCACTATTTAAGCCACCTGCTAATTCTTGATCAAAATCTTTTGATATATAACAATCGCCTCTATCACCAACTTTTAAATGTGCAGGTCTATTTACATATTTACAATTTTTCATTGCTATACATTTGTCTTGACACATCTTAGCATTATCAGATGAACCAATTTTTACTAATCCACCTTTTTCGCCATCTGGAACTCCTCCCGTTTCTGCTATTAATGTAAATGCTTCTGGATTTGATGAACCATATATTGAAAATGCTAAAAGTATTACTACCATTAAAATATGTTTTGAGTATTTCATAATATATATTATAATTATTATTTTTTGATAAATATAATAATTATTTTAGAATTTTTTGTATTGACAAACACCCGCTTTAAATTTATCTTTTCCTCTATTTTTATCATTGATACATATCCATCTATTTCTCCATCCTGTTCCGCATCTTTTACCTCTACTTTTACTGTTGTTCCAACCACCCCATCTTCCTCTATACCACCAGTGATTGTATGTAAAGCAACCGTGTGGAATACTACTCCAAGAACCTCTCCATCCCATTCTTGCTCCTCTTGCTGCTAAATGTCTGCTACATTCTTGTGCATTTCTTGGTGCTTGTGCTTGTGGTCGATTTCCACTGTATATAAATTTAGATCCTTTGGAACCCAATGGATTTTCAACGCCCCATCTTCCAAATGGACTACATTTTTCTTTCTTCTTTTTAGCTTGGAACTGCGTCCATCGTTTTCCTTTACCAAATCTCATTATATATTTACCACTACCACCTTCTGGTAATTCACAAACACCACCATAGTTAGCACAAGTCTTCCATTTATCTCTTGATGCTCTTGGTGTTCTATATACTTTATTTCTCCAACCACCATAATAAGTCCACCATCTATGTCTATGTTGATAATCATGATTTTTACCTGAACGAGTATGTTGATAATGTTTACCATAACTATCTCCACAGAAGCATTGACCCCACCATTGTAATCCAAAGTATTTATGATTTCTACATCTCCAAGCACACGTATAAGCATCTCCTCTTTTACCCCATCTTGCTGTTCTCCATCTGTATTTTGGCAAATCGCGACTTCCTGTATCTCTGAAATCACCAACATATTCATATACCTTGTAATTATTTGGTTTATGTTTTGTATTTTTCCTATCATATACTTGACCTCCCCATAAATTACTTGTATTCCACCACCTCCATCCGTGTGATTTATATCTATCTGTAGTAATTGGAGCAAATCCTTTATTATATGTGCCAGTTGATATTCTACAACCTAAACCCCATCCACCATAAGCATTTGTTGTTCCAAATGAAAATCTATTGCATCCAGGTTTTTCATCACATTTTTTCGCACATTTATCAATAGGCCATTTTCTTGAATTCCATCCAAACCATTTCAATCCAGTCCAATCTAAATCACCACCATCTTTATAATATTTTGATTTTTCAAAATTTGTATTTAAACAACTCTTACTGCTAGGTTTTCCTCCTTGTGCTTTACATTGTTTTTTATAATCAGCTATACCTTTTTTATCAGTCCAACCAAATTCTTTTGAATCACAACTTCCTCCTGATTTACCTTTATTTACACACCAATGTGATGATGAAGCACAATTTCTTCCTGATGTATTTCTTCTATTATACCACATATGAGTATCAGGATATGTTCCGTGTGTAACACAACCATGTGTTAAATGACTCCAACTACCTCTTCCTATCCAATATCCATGTTTTTTGGCAAATGCTACACATTGTGCCTCATTCATTGTCCCCTTACTTGGTCTATTTCCTGTTTTTGTCACTACTATATTTTCTATACCACCTGTTGGTAAATTACAAGACAGCGTTACTCTATTTCCCACCAATATTTCATTTTTACGTTGAACTTTTAATCTATATGAATCAACTTTTTTCCATTGATGTGGGGGACCTTGCCATAATATTAACTCTTTACCTCTTAATCTTTCATACGCGCCATCCGGTCTATTATATACAATAACTTTTACAATTTTATGTAATTTATTTCCTTTTAATTTAACTCTCCACCATTGGTTTGTTCCTCCGTGTGTGTGATTTGAATTAGCATATGGTCTAGCCCACCATCTTCTTGCATTTTTCTTACCATCTACCGCTTTACTTGACCTTCCATACCATCCTGTTGAACTTTGTTGTGTTTGTCCTCCTTTTGCTACATTTACACCATTCTCATCATATACCTCTACTTCTTGAACGTGTAAATATCCCGTTCCTGTTATTTGAACGTAATTAACACCTTCTACACTACCCTTAACTGTCTTTTTCTCCGCCTTCTTGAAATTTTTATTTACACACGGATCAAAATTACAACCAATTGTATGTTTTAATTTAGGACAAGGGGTTCCTCCTCTTTTTGCTGGATATATAATTTTTCTTATTTTAGATTTTTCACCTCCACCACAATCTTTACTACACGCTCCATACCCCGACCATTTACTTACTACACAATTTTGTGGTCTTGGATACATGTCCAATAATCTTGTTATCAATGGATTACACGAATTTCCACACATTGTATTTCCTGGAGTACATCTTTTCAATACTCTTAATTCTCCTCCGTGAATATCACCAAATTCATCTCCTATTTGTTTCATATCTTCTCCCGTTGCTTTGATTCCGTGCCATCCAAACCTTGCTTTTTGTGTTGCTTGTGTCATTTTTGTTGTTCTTACTTCTTTTTTAGCATCTTTTAATTTTCTTATTACCCATAATATTCTGAATTTTCGTGATTTATCATTTTTCTCCATTACATATCCAAATAATTTACTTCCAGGTTTTCCTTTCCAATTATATGATACATAATCTCCAGGTCTTACACCACCCGGTTTATCTGGTTTTTCACCGTATATTTCCATAGATGCTTTTAATTTTGCTGGATAATCTTTTACATCTACAATTTCTGTATCTGCAACGCGTTTTACTTTTCTTATTTCTTCCATATATTTATCATCTCTCATTCTGATTGCTGAATCTTTAGTGTCAAAACCTTCTTTTTTGTATGGCATATTATCAAAATGTAATTTACCCTTTCTAGCACCTCCAATTTGTTTAAATAGTTTCTTTTTACATAATTCTCTTGCCATCACTGTTTTTGGTCCATATGGATTTTGATATTTTGATTCGCAAGGATCTATTGTTGCCTGTTTATTATGACATAATGGATATGCTGCCATTACTGTTGCCATATCTCCAGATTGGATTGTTTGTTTATGTAAATCTTTAAATCCCGCACCTATTGCTTGATACCCTTTATTTGGTATTGATGCTTTTACTTGTTCGAATGTTTTATTCAATGGTCTTGCTCCAGTGCATCCTGAATTTTTCCATAATTTTCTAAAACAATCCACTGTATGTGGTCCTGTTGCATGATATGGTGTTATACACGGATGATCTTTCGCAAATTGTTTGCATTCTGTTGCTGTTAATAATCCATCATTATAACTACAAGTATCTCCAGCATATTTCGCCACATACTTTGTTTTACCTGTTGATCTCTGTCCAGCACTTTTTCTCGCCATTATTTTACCTGTTGTCGGACAAAATCCACATTTTTCTGCTGTTTTACCCGATAAATCTCCACAAGAAATTACCGAATTACATAACATTCTATCTTTTGTTGCTTTACATTGTGCCGCATCCATCGTCCACATTCCTGGCTTACAAACATCTTCTAAAGGTCCTTTTGCATTTCCAAAACTAAATATACCCGAAGCAGCACAATATCCACAATCTTTACCCGTTAATTGAGAACAATCATCCATTGCTTTGCATTTTCTTATCAAGTCACTCCCTTCTGTTCTATGTGTTTTCGGATTTGGATTTGCAATTATTTTTCTTGGTTTTCCATAATAATCCCTTGTATCTTTTGCCGGTAATCCCGCTGGACTCACATCTACAAAATCACTCATTTTTTTCCCTGTCATTAATACACCTTGAGGATCCGTCATCTTCGCACCTTGATATGCAATTGCCTGTTTTACATAACTATCTTCTTTTAATTCTAAAGCCCGTGCTTTTGTAACCATTCCTTCCTCTTCGTGATTTGACATTATTTTCTTAATGTTAATTTTATTCATAATTAGATACCCAAGAATTCCACTTATAATTAATCCTAAAAGTAATAATATCATATATAAATATACATATAAAATTATTATTTGAAAGAAACCACTATTTGCACTTCTTCTTTTTTAATACTTTTTGAGGCCGATACTGAAAGCTCTTCCCGTGTTTTTCTTGTTTTTGTTTTTACTGTTGTCTTTCTATTTTTTGTTGTACTATTTCTCTTATTCATATCTTTATTTATATCATCAAAATGTTTTTCTATGTAATCTAATATTTTATTTTCTAATATCCATTTAAAAAAATTTAATTGACCTATTGTTGTCTGTATATAACTTTCCTCGTCATATGGTATCTGTATCCTATCCCATCTACAAAATGGATCAAACCTCTTCTTTGAATATGCTTTCAATTTTAATTTGTAATCTATATAAACCTTAAATCTATATGGTGTTCCATCAGACCTTTTCAATTCATATACTGTAAAATTCTTTTTTGAATAATTTGTAGCAAACCAATCTATCAATCTCAATGATATTGTTGATTCTCCGTTTATTATTTTTAATATTTTATTTAAATTATTATCTTTCCTATAATACTCTAATAATTTATTCAATAATAAACTATTTTGCGTTTGATATGTTGACATTATAACCTTACTTCTTTTTTAACTTTTAAATACTAATTTCCCTTATTCTTTTTTTGGCTTTTCAAAACTACTTATTTTGGGTCTCAAAAATTTATCTTCTTTATCCAAATCATCTAAATAATTTGTTTCTCTTAAATATGGATTGATCATTGCTGTTGCTACTCTCGACCGTTGTGCTAATCGTTGTGATACTATTGATTTACTTTGTGCTTCTTTTGTTATAATTTCCGTTTCTAACTCTCCCACTACTTGTTTTTTCTCTTGAAATCTCCACGATTTTTTTATTTCTCTTTTAATTTTCGGTCTCCATACTGTTACTACTGGTGCATTTTTCCATGGTATTTCATTTGGCGCGCTTTCTTCTTTTTTTTCCATTTAAAATATAATATAAAAAAAAATTTATATTATTACTTATTACTATGCCTAACTTTTTAGCCCTTATTGATAGATGGAACCCCGGTATTTACGGTTGTAGTTCCAATGAATGCCAATTTATTGACTATTTTTCTCTCAAATATTATTTAATTTGGACTTTACATGACCCTAGTGATTTATGGAATGAGTATAGTAATTTTCCTCGTAATTTAATAATAGCTCATATTTGGAATAATTATCAACCTGTTACTTTACATTTCGCCATATGTAAACAAACGTATTCTTATAGAGGTAGAACTTGGGTTAATATCAACTATTCTTTCTATAATTTCATTAAAAAAGTTAAAAATTATTATAAAAGTAAATTAGCTTTTTATAAAAATCCTAAAAACTTGAGATATAGACAAATTTATGGAAAATATCCACATTTTTCTCTCCCCAAACATTAAATTCTATATATAATATATTATGAAAACTATTCAAAAACGTTTTTTAGCTTTCTTATTATTGTGTATTCCTATGAGAATTATATTCGCTCTTGTAGCAAAATATATTAATAATGATTATCTACCATATCTTGGATTTCTTGCTATAATGCCCGCTATTGGATTTTCTTATATTTTTATTTTTGGAAAAAGAAAGAAAGGTGGCGAAACATTTGGACAAAAAATATGGTGGAATCATTTACGTCCTATTCATGCTTTACTATATGCTTTATTCGCATATCTTGCTATTAATAAAAATAAAAACTCACATTTTGTTTTATTTGCTGATGTTTTTATTGGTTTTGTATCATTTTTACACTATCATTACAGTGTAAATTCATTCAGTAAACTTTTTTAATTTATCGTTTTTTTGTTTTTCTTCTTCGTTTTTTCTTATTTTTCTTTGTTAAAAATTTATAAGCAGCATAAGCTCCCAATAATAACAATCCTCCTCTCTTATTTCTTGTTCTTCGTTTTGATTTTCTCCTTTTTCTTTGTTTCTTTTTTCTTCTTGTTTTACCCGCTTTCATATTTTTGTATTTGCGCAAATCGCGTCTAGTTCTTTGTAATAAATTTTTAAAATCCTGTTGAGGCGTAGGCGAAGGAGGTGGACTTCTTTCGTTCATGCCTCTTGCTATTGCCTGTATTTTAGTTGCTGCTTTTGCTTGTTTCTCTGCTTCTTGTTTTGCTTTTGCTTGTTTCTTCATTTGT